CTGATGGAAAATTGTATGTGTACTCAACCGTTTGTGGGAGAACAGTTGAAGTAGGAGAAAGCATTCATCTTCGGATGGGTGCTTTTTTATGTCTTTCTTTGTGAACTAGTGCGCCCAGTAAGCCGGCAGAATAAATAGGGCAGGGGAATGCGACTTCGCGAGCTCCTGTCCCATGTCTGTCGCATCGGTGCCTAGTTCAGAGCGAAAGAAGAAAGGGGTGAATACATGGAATGGACGGAAGAGTTGGATAAGAAGCTTCTAAGCCTGAAAGATTCCGGGATGACCTATGAGGACATCGCAAAGGAAATGGACACCACGCTTAATTCGGTAGCGAAAAGGCTGCAGAAGATAAGAGGGAAGAACAAACCTTTATCCGAGAGAGTGCAGGGTGCAGAGGAGTTCAAATATAATTCATCACATGAAGTAATGCCGGACGGATCTCATAAGAGTGATAAGCTCCTATGGATGGATGATGAAAAGAAGAAGGATGTCAATTTCCTGCTGCAAGCTCATGGCTATGATCCAGAAGAGTGGGAGTTAATCAGCGCCAGGAACAACATCTGGAATACGAATGACAAAGAGAACGGTGTCCAGACCTTGTATTCATCCACGATAAAAGCGAAGCCGAGAACTAAAGTATTTGGAACGGCTGATGTAAAAGAGATAGTAAACGACCTCATGAAAAATTACCAACCACCAATATACAAGCCGCTGCGATATGACGATAACGGAAGGTTATTGGAAGTAAATATTTCCGACTTGCATCTTAACAAATTGGGATACAAGCAAGGGGAATACGACCACAACCAAGCAAAGAAGATATTCTTCCATGTGATTAATGATGTTATGACCAGGACACAGGGGATGAAGTTTGAGAAAGTCCTCTTCATTTGGTCGCATGATTTCTTCAACATAGACAATCTAGCTAAGACCACAACGGGCGGAACACCACAGGACGTAAGTCAACGATATTCCGATATGTATAAGATGGGTAAGAGAATGCTGATAGAAGGCATTGACCTCTTGCGACAAATCGCACCATTGGAAACAGTACAAGTAGGGGCGAACCATGACCGACTAACAAGCTACACAATGTCGGAGGTATTAGATGCCTGGTATCGCAATGATGAAAATGTAACCATCGACAACGATCCATTACACAGGAAGTATAGAAGGTTTGGCAAATGTCTGATAGGATTCTCTCATGGGGACAAGGAAAAGAAACGATTGGGTAAAGTGATGCCATCTGAAGCAAGACAAGATTGGGGAGAGACATTATTCTCTGAGATCCATGCAGCTCACTTACACAGTGAACAGGCAGTGAAAGAAGAGAATGGTGTGATTGTTCGTTACCTATCATCGCCAAGTGGTACAGATACCTGGCATTTTGAATCTGGATATGTAGAATCAATCAGAAAAACGCAGTCATTTATTTGGGATAAAGAGCTTGGGTTGACAGATATTTTACATACAACTATTACTCCAAAAGTGTTGATATAATAAGGTTTTTCCGTTGTTTATAGAACGAATGTTTGGTATAATAGACATATAGAAAGCCCTAGTGGTGCTGTAACACCCTAGAGCTTAGTAACCAATTAGAAAGGAATTGATTACATGAATAATAATAACACATGGAAACACAGAGTGAAAGACATTAGAGGTGTAAAGTTCGGTAAATTAACTCCGATTGATTATGTGGAGTATAAAGATAGAATGTCATGGGAGTGTCGATGTGAATGCGGAAATATCCGGCACGTTCGCAATGATGACTTAACCAGAAATAAAGTTGTTAGTTGTGGTTGTTATAGAGATGAACGAAATAGAACCGCTAATTTACAACATGGCTTAGGGAGTAAAAAAGTTAGAGATAGCATTTATCATGCTTGGGATAGCATGAAAAGAAGATGTTTAACTAAAAGCAATATCAACTTTCACTATTACGGTGGTAGAGGAATTCGCATCTGTGATGAATGGATGGAGTACATTCCTTTTAGAGAATGGTCTTTGAATAATGGCTACAAAGAAAATTTAACTTTAGATAGAATAGATCCTAATGGAAATTATGAACCTTCTAATTGTAGATGGACAGACAGAACAACGCAGTCTTACAACCGTAACATACAATCCAATAATACTTCTGGTAAGACGGGTGTTGTTTGGGTGCCGATGTCATCGAAATGGAAAGCTGAAATCAAAAAACATGGAAGAGTATATAGATTGGGTCACTACGATAGTTTCGATGATGCAGTCAAGGCTAGGAAATGTGGCGAATTAAAACATTATGGTTATCATGTGAACCAATAAGTTTAAGCACTCATTTAATGGGTGCTTTTTATTATGTATAAGGAGTGATAACAATGATGAAAGAATATGAGATAGGAATAGACTATGCGTCAAAGAAAGACTTCACGGTGAATGTGAATATAAATATTGCTAACGAATCAAATGCAAAACAATTAGCGAAGGAAATAAGTGAACATATTAAAAACCAATCCAGAATGAACAGTGTAAGATTCTAAGACGCATCCATTATGTGTAGGTGATACCATGAATGAATACAAAACCAAAGAACAAAAGAAACAATTCTATAACTCTGGTAACTGGAAGCATCTAAGGGAAGCAGCGTTGAAGCGAGACAATTACGAATGTCAGCAATGTAAGCGTGAAGGAAAGGTCCACTTGGATTCCACCAAGGATGGAGAAGCAAAGAAGAAGATAGAGCTTAACGTACACCATAAGAAAGAGATAGAGTATCATCCTGACCTAGCTTACGAACTGGATAATCTCGAAACACTTTGCTTGTATCATCATAATGCAGAGCATGACAGATTCACAAAGAGTAAACCAAATATATGGGAAGAAGATGAACGGTGGTAATACCCCCCACTAAAAAGTTTTGGGCTTTTGGAAAGCCGCTGAGACCGAAGGGGGATTCTTTTGCCGAGATTTAACACGAAAATAGTCATGATAGGGGGGTGGGTATATGGCGGTAGATGTGAAGAAGCTTGAAAAACAGTTGATGGAAAGAATTGACGTTAAAGATTTTGTCCAGGTAGAAAAAGTTGAGCGGTACATTAACATGGTGAAATCCTTCAGACGGATCAACGAGATTATCGAAGAAGAAGGTGAATCCATTACAACGGAAAATGGGGCGCAACGATTCACAAAGGCCCACCCTCTAATCGGTGAACGAAACAAAATCAACGCATCTTTACTAAGTATTGAAAAGTCATTCGGCTTTGAACCGGATAACGATGATGACAAAGCGCGCTCTGCTAATGATTTAATATGATTTCCAATAAGCATGTTGATGAATATATCCGGCAGTTCAAAACAGGAGAAATCAAGCTGAATAAAGAGCGCATAATGCTGATTGACTACCTGGAGAAATATGTACTGTCGAGGGATGACTTATATTTCGATGATGTGATGATTGAGAACTTTATCAAATTCACGGAGAAATGGTACTTCCCCTTACAATCGTTTCAAAAGTTTATCGCTGCTTTCGTATTCCTTTTCTACAAGTCAGATGGTTCTGTTTTCTATGAACAGTTCCTAATTATGATGGCTCGTGGTGGAGGGAAGAATGGATTCATATCTGCTCTTAGTCACTTTTTCATAAGTCCACTGCATGGCATACCGAGATATAATATCTCAATTGTAGCCAACAGTGAGCTTCAGGCGAAAACATCATTCAAGGAAATATATGATGTAGTAGGGTCTAATGAAGTGCTGGAAGATATGTTCTATCGTACCAAAGTAGAAATAACAGGGACCGACACAAAAAGTATGCTGCAGTATCACACATCTAATGCCAGCACAAAGGACGGATTAAGGGATGGTGCAGTAATCTATGATGAGATCCATCAATATGAAAATTCAGATACCGTCAATGTATTCTCTAGTGGACTTGGAAAAGTCGCAAACGCTAGGGAATTTTTTATTGGAACGGATGGTTATGTTCGTGAAGGATTCTTAGACAAGATGAAAGAACGTGCCATGAACATCATTGAGGGTAAAGATTTAGACGACCCTTTGTTCCCATTCATTTGCAAGATTGACGATGCAACTGAGATAGATAATCCTGATGCCTGGGAGAAAGCGAACCCCATGTTTAGTGAACCGAGAAGCTTCTATGCGAAAGGGTTATTTAAAAAGGTTCTGGCGCAATACAAGCAACTTATAAATAATCCTTCTAATCGTGAAGAGTTCATGACTAAGAGAATGAATATGCCGGAAGTGGATCTAAACAAAACGGTGGCAGCATGGGAAGATATACTGGCGACTAACAGACCATTCCCGGAGCTGAAACACCGTACCGCAGTGGGTGGCCTTGACTTTGCCAGCATTAAAGACTTTGCAGCAGTCGGCCTTCTCTTTAAAGTGGGTGAGGATTATGTATGGAAAACACATTCATTCGTGAGAAAAGGATTCTTGGATAGCGTAAAGCTGAAGGTTCCAATTAAAGAGTGGGAAGAACAAGGGTTCCTCACAATACTTGATGAACCTGTCATTAACATAGTTTACATTGTTAATTGGTTTGTGGAAATGCGGGAGATGTACGGAGTCAATACAATTGTGGCTGATACCTTCCGGCTTGATATAGTCAAATCTGCATTAGAAGCAGAAGGGTTTGAGCTTGTGTACATCCGCAACCCAAAAGCGATCCACTCACTCCTTGCTCCAAGAGTGGAAACGTTATTTGCAAATCATCAAATCATTTTTGACGATAACCCTCTAATGAGGTGGTACACCAATAATGTATATGTACACATCAAGAAGGATGGGAACAAGGAATATTTGAAGAAGGATGAATTCAGAAGGAAAACAGACGGATTCCAAGCTTTCATTCATGCGCTTTACCAAGCAGACAACCTCCTGGATGAAGAGGTGGATTTCTTTATCGGGGATATCAACTTTTAGAAAGGTGGTGAGAGATTGGGATTTCTGGATGCAATATTAAAGCGAAATAGCGAATTAGCTTCCCTATTTGACTTTGAAATATTTGAACAAGCTTCTAACCGGATCCATATGAAGAAACTAGCATTGGATACATGCGCTTCTTTCTTGGGGCGAACCATTAGCCAATCCGAATTCCGTATTAAAGAAAACGGTAAATTCACAAAAGATGAGTTGTACTACCGTTTGAACGTCCGGCCTAATAAGAATATGACCGCCAGCACCTTTTGGCAAACAGTTATATCTAAATGGATCTACGACAATGAATGCTTGATTATCCAAGCAGATGACGGAGACTTGTTAATTGCGGATGACTTTGAACATAATTCCTATGCAGTATTAGAGGACACCTTTTTCAAAGTGAGGGTGAAAGATTATGAGTTCAAGCGTTTATTCAGGCAAAGTGAAGTCTTACACCTTAAACATAATAATGAGAAGTTGGCCCCCTTAGTTGATAGCTTGTTTACGGATTATGGAGAATTATTCGGTAGATTAATAAGCTCGCAGAAAAGGAAAAATCAAATTCGTGGAACCGTGGACATGGATGCCTTGACTGCAAAAAGCGAAGAAGGGCAAAAGAAGCTGCAGGCATTCATAGATAAGATGTACAAAGCCTTTGAAACAAAAGAGATCGCTATTGTTCCGCAACAACCCGGAATTAAATACAACGAAAACTCCGGGGCGGTAAGTGGACAGAGCGTAGATGAGATCAATAAGGTGACGGATGGATTCCTGTCGCAAGTAGCAATGGCAATGGGTATACCTGTAGCCTTGTTAAAAGGTGATATGGCCGATGTCGAGAAGAACACAAAGAATTACATGATGTTCACTGTCAAACCTCTTCTCAAGAAGATAAAAGACGAAGCTGATTTTAAATTTATTGAAAAGGGTGAGTACCTTAGAGGGAAAAGAATAGAAATTAAAACCATTTCCTATCACAACCTTTTCGATATTGCAGCAAGTGTGGACAAACTTGTTTCTTCTGGAGCCTTTACCGGGAATGAAATCAGACTGGAGGCCGGATATGAACCGTCAAGCGATCCGAAATTGGATAAGCATTACATCACCAAGAACTATACAGAGATGGATTCTAATGAAGGAGGTGAGAATGAGTGAGAAGGTTAACTAAAGAGGATTTTTTCAAAAGTTTTAAAAATCAATCCTATATCGAGCAATTAAAGAAAGTTGAACGCAAGTTAGAAACAGTACGAAACGAAACTGCAAATACAACTGAAATCACTATTTACGGAGTGATCGGTGATTCGTGGTGGGATGATTCTGTTTCTGCTAGTGATATAGATAATGCTCTTAAATCCGCAGAAGGGGATTTAATCATTAACCTAAACTCTCCAGGTGGTGATGCTTTTGATGGAATAGCAATTTACAACAGACTTAAAAAGCATAATGGCAAAGTTACTATCAATGTAGATGGTTGGGCCTGTTCTGCTGCGTCTGTAATTGCTATGGCTGCCGACGAACTAATCATGGGTATGGGTTCCATGTTGATGATTCATGAAGCGAGTACCATAGTCTGGGGAACCAAAAAGGATATGCGAAAAGAAGCAGATGTTTTAGATAACTTGGAAGATGGCATTATCGACATCTACATGACTAAAGCAAATGTGGAAAGAGAAGAAATTCGCCGCATGGTAGATGACGAAACCTGGTTCAGTGCGCAAAAAGCATTAGAAATCGGCTTCGCAACATCTACAGGATCTAACCCGGAAGGTGCAGAAGTGACAAACTTAAAGTCGAAACTATCTGCATTAGAAGGTGAATTAGAGCAACTAAAAAACCAAAACAAAGAAGATCCTACTCCCGAACCTGTGAAAAACAGTGGATTGAGTAAGCTCTTTTTAAATCTAAAATAATTGGAGGAAACAAAAAATGACTATTAAATTCAATAAATCAGAAGTATTTAACGATGCGAAAAACAAATTAACTGCTGCAATGGCTAGTGGTGACGAGAAGCAACAAACAGAAGCGTTCCAAAACTATTTCGATGCCCTTCAATCCGAAGTGGTAAACACTGTTCGCTCCCAGGTGAATGATGAAATGTTAGACCGTTCCATCCTTCAACAACGTGGTCAAAACGTACTAACATCCGAAGAAACAAAATTCTTCAATGCAGCGGTATTAGAAGGTGGATTCACTGATGAATCTATTCTTCCTGTAACGACTCAAGAGCGAGTATTTGAAGATCTAGTACAAGAACACCCATTACTTGAAGCTATCGGTATGCAGGACCTTGGAGCGGTTACACGCTTCATCACTTCTGACCCAACTAGGGCTTACGCTTGGGGTAAACTTTTTGGCGACATTAAAGGTCAAGTTAATGCGGCTTTCGATGAAGAGACTATCACTTCCTTGAAGCTAACTGCGTTTGCGGTCATCCCGAATGACATGCTAGAACTTGGTCCAGTATGGATTGAGCGTTATGTTCGCACGTTGCTTGTGGAAAGCTACTCCGTTGGTTTAGAGTATGGCTTCGTAAACGGTAAAGGTGCATCTGCAAATGAGCCTGTAGGTCTTATGAAAGATGTGAGCGAAGCTGGAGCAGTAACGGATAAAACTTCTTCTGGTACTCTTACTTTCGCACCATCTGACAAAGGTGAAGTTGTAGCAGGAGAACTTTACAATGTGGTGAGCGCACTTTCTGTAGATGCAGATGGAAACTCTCGTAAAGTATTAAATAAAATCGTAATGGCGGTCAACCCTGTTGATGCGATTGGTGTACAAGCTCGAAATACTATCCAAACTGCAAACGGCCAGTGGGTCATGGCTCTTCCTTACAATATCCAAGTTGTAGAGTCTGAAGAGATCCCTGTTGGTAAAGCGTTGTTCTTTGTGAAAGGTCAATACATCGCTGCTCTAGCTGGTGGTTACAAGTTGAAGAAATTCGACCAAACATTGGCGATTGAGGATGCTACTCTTTACACGATCAAGCAATTTGCAAACGGTAAGCCGAAAGACAACAAAGCGGCTCTTGTGTATGACCTAGCAATCGACTTCACACCGGCACCATAATAAACTAGGAGGTTATCAATATGTATAAGGTAATCAACAGGTTTAGAGATATAGACGGTCACGTTTACGAAGTGGGGGACGAGTTTCCGAAAGGAAGCTCTAAGCCCACTAAGAAACGTATTGAAGAGTTATCGGCAGACCATCCGAAATACAGACGTTCTTTTATCGAAGAGGTAAAGGAAAGTAAGAAAAAAGACAAGGAGTGATGTAAATGAACATCACACCAGATATTCTGCGAGAATTCAAGAATAGGATGCACCTAGGGGATTATGAAGATGACAACCTAGCCCGCATCCTTTCTGCATCTAATCAGGCATTATTAAAAGCTTGTGGTCCATATGACATTAACACCGATGAAACGTTCAAAGAATTAGTCTTTGAGCGTTCTCGGTATGTCTATAATGATGCACTTGAGTATTTTAATACTAATTTCCTAAGCCAGATTAATAGCCTGGGGATCGAAAAAGCACTAGAGGAAATAGTGTTAGAGGATGATGCCGATGCAACCCTTTAAATACAATCCTCATTTCAATACAGGACAATTCCGAAATCGAATCTCAATCCAGCAGCTAACCGAAACTGAAAATCAGATGGGCGATACTGTTACCGGTTGGGAAGAATTCAAAAATGTGTGGGCTATGATTAAAACGGTGCGTGGCAAAGAAATCATGCAAGCGGGAGCGATTCAAGGAGAGCTTACAGTTCGTTTTGTCACACACTACACACCTGGAATCACAAATGATATGCGAATCATTTACGATGGACGAACTTTCGAGATTACGGCCCCTCCGATTAATGATGACGAACTGAACAAAACCCTCACCATTATGGCAAGGGAGGTAGTTTAAATGCCAATGCCTAAATCGGTTACAAAGGTTAAGAAGGATGGTGTAGAGTTTATCTCCAGTGTGGACAAAGCACAATATACACTGGCTGAACTTTCGAGAGCTGCTCTACGAGATACCGCCAAATTCCTACGCAAGCGATTGATCGCCAAGTATAAGGCTCTTCCTGGTATGAAAAGAAATCGAAGGGTGTATAAATCTATGCAGTATTGGTTGCGTAGAAAAGAGTCGGATTTGATAATCGGACACAAACATGATACTTGGTACGGGTCAAGAAGTGAACTCGGATCTCATGGCCAACCAGCCAGAAACATCCTCCGGGAAACTGTATATGAAAATATCAATGAGATCCGGCAGATACAAGGCAAATATTTGAGCGCAATCGAGAATGAAAACCGAGCAATGGGCCTAATTGACGAGAACGAAACAAAGAGTGGTGATGGTCCCGAATGATAGAAATAAGAAAAGCCTTACACACATTTCTAAGACAATACCACAGTCGAGTCTATTTCCAGAGTGCGCCCACCACCGCCACGTTTCCATATATCGTGTACGATCTACCCAATAGCTTCACAGATGAAGAGTTAGAGGTATTCAACCTTGATATAGATGTTTGGGACAACCAAGCAGATACAACCACCTTAGAGACCCTTGCAAGCTCTCTGTGGAGGGCATTGGACCATTACCAATATATCGACCAACAAATTCAATTTGTACTATACAAGGAGAATCGTCTTACCGTAATAGACGAGGACCCGAACATTAAACGCAGGAAGCTTATATTCCAGATGCGTTATTTTGACAGGAGGTAACTAAATGGCTAAATTTTCAGGATTTACAAATAAAACAGCCGAAAGAATGTTGCTGGATGCTGGAGCGTTCTTCAAGAACTACAATGTGGACACAGATACATTTGAAACTGCGGTTGCTGCTGGCAAGTTGCTAGGTGCTACCCGTGGAGGCGGCCAATTCTCAAGTATTCCAGAGGTTAGAAATATCGAAGTTGATGGTGTGCGTGGGAAAGCGAAAGGATTACAGAGTATTGATTCTTGGGAGGTTAAAATAACTGCCAATCTTTTAGAAATCTCTAGAGAAGCATTAGCCGATGCCTTGGGTGCTAGTGAAGTGGACTCTATCACAAATGAAGATTACGACATTATCACCGCCAAGACTCAAATTGAGTTGAGTGATTTTATCGACAACATAACATATGTCGGGAAACTCTCCGGATCAGATAATCCTGTAATCATCCAGGTGTACAATGTAATGAACAAAAACGGATTAACTCTGCAGCCGCAGGACAAAAATGAGAGCGTGATTGCGCTTGAATTTGAAGGTCATTTCGATGCGGAAACATTAGAAGAAGTACCGTTCAAAATATATTATCCTCGTACTAATTAATTGAACAAGTCTTTTCCAACGGAAAAAGATAAAACGAAAAGCATCCTGTGAAGGGTGCTTTTTTATTATGTAAAAAGGGTGATTACATGTATAAAATGCGTTCATTAAAAACGTCTGACATATTTAAAATGAGTAAAATCCTAAAAAAAATGGATTTAAAACTAGATGTAAATGATAAAACAACGCAAATGGAAATGGGTGTTCACCTAATCCAAAAGCTTGGTGAAAACTTACACTTAGCAGAGGATGAAGTGAATGCCTTTTTATCTGAAATGGTGGGTATTACTCCAGAACAATTCGCAGAACTCCCTATTGAAGATACTTTTGAAATCATTAAATTATTTAAAGAGCAAAAGGGACTGTCCAATTTTTTATCATTAGCAGGGAAGTAGATCATATTGAACTTTACGACCTGCTTTTATCACGTTATTCCAATTTAGACTCTGTTTTTAATTTGGATGTGGAAGATGGAACGGACCTGATAATAAAGGCTCTGCAGAAGAGAGCGGAAGAAAGAGCTTTTCAATTATATACCGTCAAATATCAACAAATGGATAAAGAAAACTATATATCGTTTGAGGATTTTTACAATCCGCAGCAGCCAAAAGTAGAGTCGAAGTCAGAAGAAGAAATATTAAAAGACGTTAAACGGATATTAACCGCCTTTAAGAAAGAAGGTGACGAAAATCGAGATTTTTAAGCTCTTCGGGAGCATCCTTATAGATTCTGATAAAGCGAACGAAAGTATTAGTAAGACAGGTAAAAACGCTGAAGGAATGGGCGATAAATTCGGTAAAGGAATTGTTACAGTCGGGAAATGGGGTCTAGCCATTGGAGCCGCAGCAGCGGGAGCTGCAGTGGCGATTGGTGGTGTAGCTTTAAAATCTGCGGTGGATTTTGAAAAGCAAATGGCGAACGTTGCTACCTTACTTGATGGGGACGTTAAATCTAAAATTAGCAATTTAGGTGAACAAGTCAAAAAGCTTTCTACAGATACCGGAACATCGACGGAGTTACTTACAGACGGTCTTTATCAAGTTATATCAGCATTCGGAGAAACAGAAGATAGTATGAAAATACTTGAGACCGCTTCAAAAGGTGCGGCAGCAGGAAACGCAACTGTTACAGATAGTGTTAATTTGTTGGCGGCAGTTACGAAGGGTTATGGTGATACATCAGCAGAAGCGGCAAATAAAGCTTCCGACTTAGCTTTCTTGACAGTCAAACTAGGACAAACATCCTTTCCAGAATTAGCATCAAGTATGGGTAAAGTTATACCTTTAGCATCTACTATGAAAGTAAGGCAAGAAGAACTATTCGGAGCGATGGCAACTCTAACCGGGGTTACAGGTGGTACTGCGGAAGTAACAACTCAATTGCGTTCTACCATTCAAGGGTTTTTGCAACCTTCTAAGGACATGGAGAAAGCATTAAAAGGCCTAGGGTATGAAAACGGTCAAGCGGCCATTGAAAGTGAAGGTCTTGGCGGTATACTGAATAAACTTAAAGATAGTGTTGGCGGTAACGAAATAGCGTTTTCCAATTTATTTAGTTCAGTAGAAGCGAAGAATGCTGTCTTAGCTTTGACCGGAGCCCAAGCTGAGAATTTCACAGAAAAAACAAAAGCTATGGAAAATGCTATCGGATCAACAAATAGCGCTTTTGAAACCCAACAACAAACCGTTGCTGCTTCAATGGAGAAAATCAAAGCTAATATTAATGTTGTTGCCATCTCATTAGGTGAGCAACTACTTCCTGTTTTTCAAGAGGTCCTTGATTGGATATTACAACACATGCCACAAATTCAAGCGTTTATCCAGCAAGCCTTTGATTATGCAGGGGTAGCAATTGAATACTTTACGAAAAACATTCTCCCCCCTTTATGGGATGGGATTTCCACCTTAATCGAGTGGATTGTACAGCTTGTAGACTATGTGAAAACGTGGGTAGGCGACAACAAGGGACAATTAAACACCTTGAAAGACGAGTTTATGAAATTCTTCGCATTAGTGAAAGAGTTTATCCAAGCCTTCATCACATTCGCCAAAGCATATTGGGCTGAGTACGGGGATCAAATCATGAAGATAGCGAAATTCGCTTTCGACTCCATAGTCGGTGTGATAAAGGGAGCGTTCAATATTATCAAAGGTTTGTTAGACTTCTTCATCGGCCTATTCACTGGAGACTGGTCCCGAATGGGTGAAGGACTCAAAAAAATCTGGGATGGATTATGGCAGGCTATCGGTGCAGTGTTAAAAGGTGCTTGGAATATCCTTTCCTCACAATTCCAATTTTTATACGGAAAAATAGAAGGATGGTTCAAGGGTCTCAAAGATGCTGCGCTAAATTGGGGTAAGAACATGATTGATGGATTTATTGACGGTATCAAGGCGAAGATCCAAAAGGTCAAAGATGCGGTATCGAGTGTGACAAAAGCGGTCAAAGGATTCCTAGGGTTTAATTCCCCGGCAAAAGAAGGGGAAGGTCGCCACATTACAAAATGGGGAGCCAATATGATTGACGGGTTCCTAGATGGTGCTGCTTCCATGATACCTGATGCTCGGAGCCTGATGAATAACGTGGTCGGTTCCATGCAACCACAAAGCTCTGGTGGCGCTGGTGCAGTTACGTTCAATTTCGAGAGAATGTTAGAAGGGGCGAACTTCCAAGTGAGAAGCGACCAAGACATACCTAAACTAGCGAGAGAAATCGGGAACTACATGAAAACAGAAGCAAGAAGAAACGGGGTGGTATTCGGATGATAAAGGGATGGCCTTTGTTCAACGGATTCCCCCTCTCTCATTGGGGGTTGGTGCTGCAACCCGGACAAAAACACCCAATGGCCCCGGAGTTAATCAGCCGCACATTGAGGATACCAGGCAGACCGGGAGTTTATGATTTCGGCTCGGATTTAGGAGAACGGTCCTTCGATTTCCCTCTTGCCTTCAACGAATCAAGTCGGGTGGAGTTACAGAAGCGCATAAACGTATTCAAAACCCTTTTATTCGATGGGAAAGGGAAACCGAAAGAGATTATACTATCCTTCGAGGAAGAACCGGACAAATACTACACGGTGAAATACACAGGCAACCTTGTTCCCGAGAAACTATTTGGAACGGGGTTTTTTATTTTAACTTTGGTCGCACATGATCCTGGTCAATACGCATCGCAAAGTTATGTTCCAGACAGTGTGGACACCAACCTACACTATGACACGGGTCAGTTATACGAATCGGATGTCAACGTGGTTTATTTTGGAGAGACACCCGCTTACTACTATGAAAATGCAGAGGAATTCGAGTGGAAATATGCTCGTCATTACAGTGGCCTGTACAACCATTCTCACTATGACACTCCACTTGTACTGGAGATAGAAGGAACGGTCATCAACCCAAGAATCACGAATCTCCGCACGGGAGAAAAGATGTTCTTGCCATCCATCCACAACCAAAGGGTGACTGTGGACACCAGCAATTTTTCGGTAATGATAGATGACCAATACGATTTGACAAAAACAAGCGGTGATTTCCTTTCTCTCGTTTCCGGGGATAATCACCTTTTATTCGAGGGTGGCACACCAAACGCTATCGTTCGTTACAAATGGAAACACAAATTTTTATAGTAAGGGGGAAATGCCGTGTCAGTAAAGTTGAAAACCACAGACTCGTGGGATGTCATACACTACACATTACCAAAAGTCGGAGGGAATCCAGTTGATTTAACTGGAGCTACCGTCCGATTCCTGATGGCGAAAAAAGGTTCTGTCACTCCTGTTGTAAATGCAGAAGCTGAAATAGTGGATGCGTTGAACGGGAAGGTAAAATACACCTTAAAAGATACCGACACATTGGAAAAAGGAATGTTTAACGCTGAATTCCAAGTTGAGTTTGCGGATGAAAAGCGTAAAACTTTCCCGTCCGAAGGGTATCTGATGGTACACATTAATTCCAATCTTGATGGCAGCCAAGCGGGGTTGATTGAAGAACGTATCGTTATTCAAGTATCAGAAATCGAGCAATTCAAAGAGGATATTGATGCGAGAGCAACAGCGGTTGAACAAGCGATTGTTGATGTGGATGTAGCGACAACAAATGCTAATGATGCTGCTGATCGTGCGAATACTGCATCGAGTACTGCAGAAACAAGAATCACCGAATTAGAGGGTGTGGATGCGGTACAATTCCACGAAAGACAGAATGAGTTTGACGTACAGTTGGCACAGAAAGCGCTAGATTCAGAAGTTCGGAAAAAGAGTGTTCTTATCGGATTGAATGACGTGTCTAACGATCTAGCTAGTGCAATTTCAGGAGGAACAACCCTCAATGTACTATCTATTCCAAGAAACAAAAGTGTTACTCCTACAAAGACAACTTTTTTGGATATTGGAGATAATAAATTCGATAAAACTGACCCTGAAATTGTTGACGGTTACTATTTATCCCAAACAGGAACACCAACAGCAAATTCAAATCTTTTCATAAGCGGAAAAATTCCAGTATCATCAGGAGAGGTATATTCAATCCCTTATATAAATCTTATTGGAGATACCACAAGTGGTGTCTACTATAATGAGAATGATGAAGTTGTCACCTTTGTTACAGGTGTAACGCAAGCGAATAACACTCATCGAGTAATAACAGTACCGACTAATGATTCTATTAGCTACATGAAGGTAAATCTTCGCATACTATTCAAAGATTCTTCGATGGTTGTAAAGGGTAATACTTATCCTTCAACTTATGCTGATTATAAGGTTTCCTTTTCTAATAAATTAGGTTTGAATTCCACTCAAAAAACAGAAGTATCTGCTTTAGCTGGTGGCAATCCGCTATCAGGGAAGATTGTTTCCTTTAATGGTGATAGTATCATGTATGGTCAAGGGTATATGGGTGGGTTTGCTAAGATTATAGCTGATCGAAATAATATGATATACGAAAATATCGCAGTAAGTGGCGGGACAATTACTCCGGGTCAGCTTCAAAGTGACGGAACTACTCTTAGACACTCTATTTCAGGAACCATCGGGAACATGAGAGCGGATGCCGATTACGTCATTCTCGAAGGTGGGGTAAATGATGCGTCTTTAGGTGTTACACTCGGAACGATGACTGGTGAGTTTGACTTCACAAGCACATTGAATACATCTACTTTTTGCGGAGCGTTTGAGGATATGTTAAAAAAAGCTATTAACCGATACAAAGGTAAAAAAATCGGCTTTGTAATTACCCACAAAATGCTCAGTGCTTTCGGCACTTATTATACGAATATGGTGTCTATACTACAAAAATGGGGAATTCCATATTGCGATTTATACAAAGGTGTCCCATCTTTAAATTACATTGCTGACCTAAAAACAACCTACACTTTAAACTCAGATGGTTGGCATCCTAACGAAGAGGGTTATCGGAAGTATTATGTGGATAAAATCGAAGCGTGGATGAAAGCAATTTAATTCGCTATCGGACACGAATAGAAGGAAGGTAAATAGATGAGAATATGTGCTTTGTTAGACGAAAAAACTAACTTTTATTTTGCGGAAATTGAGGGTGAAGAATTGCCCGGAATAATCATTCAAACTGCTGATGGTGAAATTGACTTATTTTGCTACGTTGAACATGCAGAAGAATTGGTTAAACAACTACAGAGATATATCAATAAGTACAAATTAAAAGTAGTTGAGTAACGTCGCTATCGGACACAAAGGAGAATAAACAATGGATAAAACTTCAGTTGATGCAGTTATAGGAGGTTGCTTAGACATTTTGAATGGAAACTTTTCAGAAGAAATCAAAGAAAAAGTCCGTAAAATTGTAATTACCAAAGAGTATATGGAAAAGGTGGATAGTATCAAATAACGAACTATCGGACACTATTGTTCGTTAATACAAATGAATATTTTCACTAAAGCTCACGAATTTTCGTGGGCTTTTTATTATGAAAGGAGTGGTTAAATGTTACCACACGCAATAGGTGGTCAAGTGAATTCACAGGACTTGAATGATAACTTCTCCTACCTAGACAGTGAGAAGTTAGGCAAGGATGAATTAACCTACCTAAACATCAAAGATAATGGAGCTTTAGGGGATGGGGTAATGGATGATACCCTGGCCATCCAATCTATATTAGACAACCTTCAAGACGGGGATGAAGTAGTCATTCCATTTGGAGAGTATCTGGTCAATAAGAATACTGCACTACTTGATTTTCCGAACAACGATCAACCCTGCTTGTTATTAAGGGGAAAGAAAAACATTCGCATTCTGGCGCATGGAGCGACCTTTAAAACTAATACACATGGTCAAGGGGTATTGGAACTGCAACTATGCGAAAACGTGGTAATCGAAGGGCTGAAGGTCGAGGGACACGGTTCCTTCCCGGCACTTGATGGAACAACGGGACGTGGAGAAAAAGGAACTTCTACCGCAGGATATCCGACACAACAGCAATGGGGATTCTATAAGAACAATGCTGCCGATTTAGGTCATGGCTCATTTGGTGGTGGGTATATCGGTAATGCTGGCATAGGCATCATGATACATCGAGGTTGTAAAAACATTCGTTTCATCCGATGTGAAGCGGCAGGATTTAACTATTCCGGGTTTGGAGTTGGTCATAATGGCGACTACAACCCTACTTTCTTGAACTATGCGGATTCGGAAAACATACTTTTTGAAAATTGCATAGGGACGGATAACTACAGTTCCAACTTTCATTTCTTGGCTGTGGATGGTGGCAAGCTTGTTAATTGCGTATCGGAACGTGCAGGACATCCTAATGCACTTTACACACATGACGCAGTAGATCCTGGTTATGGGGTAACATTAATCGGTTCCGATTGGTCAAATTCCAAAAACGTTGAAATCCTCAATTCCACATTCAAGGATGACAAGCGCAAAGGAATTGATGTACATGGTGGCGATGGGGTGAGGATTCATGGAAATCGTGTGGAGAATGCGATTATGTCAGGAATCTTTGCGAAATCCACCTCGGTCAATATGCCAGTGAAAAATGTAAGCATCGAGGGAAATACAGTCGTCAACTCTTCCTATCATGCCCAAAGCTTCGGGGCTATTCTGATAGGTGGATTAAACGGTGTGAATTATTCCAAAGCAAATGCTTATTTTAATGGTATCGTTTCTAAAAACAAATTGATCAATTGTGGTAATGGTATCATTTGCTCTCCTTATGACACCTTAGAAATATCGAACAACACTGTGGATGGTGTGGATAACCGGGCGACAGTCCCTTTCGAGGGTATACGGGCAGGGACCTTGGCATCTGCTGAGAAAAACTATAATGGCAACATTAAAGGGAACATCGTAAACAGCCGGGGGAACGCACTCATGACCCAAGGTGTGACAGTTCGCTATCTCCAAGAAGGTCATGTCAATGACAACATCATCATACTTGAAAACGATGCTGCAGGAACAGGATTGTATCTGGTAGCCTGCGAAAATGTCAATGCGGTGGATAACTATGCCAAACTCCTGAATAACGGTACTGCCATCGCAGATACGCAAACCAAAGGCAAGGTATCTAATATCGGGTTAGGCGGGACACCTTCCGTCAAGCAAACAACAGGCCAAGTAATTCACTTCCTATTGACATGTAATGGAGGAGACGGTACCAAAACATATTTCTCAGGTGCAAATCTCGTTGCTTCTGTGGTGTCCAACACCTACGGAATAGCAATCAACCTACAAGGTGTATCAAAAGGTGTGCGGCCATTCTCAAACGTATCTATCGCTTCATCTGATGGGATTAAGAACGCATCGGAAGTGGTACACTCCTATTTCTATAACCGTACCGCAAATGATGCTCAAGTTATTATCGGCGTCAAGGCAAATGCGGGAGCTGGTCACAGTCCTTTGAACACTTTGACGAACGGTACGATAGAAATCAAGATTGAATTGTAGGTGATAGCATGATCAAAATAAAAAACCGACAATTACAAACAGTCGCTATTCTCGAAAATGCGTATGCGGTGGGATATGAGAAGTCTTTCAATAGCATTTGGAAGGCTTCTTTCTCTTTACCCCTGGACGATGAAAAGGTCAAGGAATGCAAACCCCTGAACCTGGTGGAAGTAACCGACAACGGTGAATACATTGGCCTATTCCGCATCGTGCCATCCTTGACAGTGAAGAACGAGAGTGGCAAAACCATTACTTTTCAATGTGAACATGTACTCGCTACCCTCTTGGATGATGTGATGTTTAAGTATCATGACAGAATCAACATGACCACTACACAAGTATTGACGTATCTTTTGAATCAGCAGACCACCAAACACTGGAAACTAGGAACGGTTGCATTCACCCGGTACTTCCATTACAAATGGGAAAATGAAAACCTCCTTTCTGCTTTGTTCAGTGTGCCTAAGCCGTTCAACCAAAATTATCAGTGGACATGGGATACACAAAGCTACCCTTGGACTTTGAACTTAGTCCAACCGGAAACAGAGCCAACATGTGAAATAAGGGAACAGAAGAATCTTATTGGGTTGGAAAGGGAAGAGGACCCATCCGGAATCTTCAATCGGATCTATGCGCTAGGTTACGGAGAGGGGGACAATCAACTCACCTTTGCTGAGATGAACGGTGGAAAACCATATGTAGAAGATGCGGAGTCTATCGCCAAGTATGGATTGAAATCGCATATATGGGTGGACCGCAGATTTGAGGATATGGCAAGTTTGAAAGGTAATGCGGAAGGTTTGTTAAACGCATGGAAGGACCCGAAAATAACCTGGAGAGTGAATGCTGCAGACTTATCCTCTCTATCAGGAAAAGACATCGACAAGCTGAGAATGGGGCGTATCTGCCGGATTCACACAGAGGAATTCGGGATTGTGGATGCTAGGATCATGAAGGAATCTAAATCAGATATGTTGGATAAACCTTGGGACATCCCCTTGGAAATAGCCAACAAATTAGATGACATCGCCACACTCAATACTGATATGAGAAGAAAACAGGAGATTAACGAGGTATACAGTCAAGGGGCCACCAATATAGATTCATACGACTATTCGGATAATGCGGATTCTCTTCATCCTGCTATTATTCGGTTTTTTGTTCCGGAAGAAATGGTGAGAATCAACAAACTATTGCTTCGCTATGAAACAACGGAATTTCGTACCTATGGCGGAACTACCCAAGGTGGTGGAGGAACAACAGCGACCAGCACTTCAGGTGGTGGGACTACCGCAACCAGCACATCGGGCGGTGGGGTTAGCACATCGACTCAAAGTGGTGGTGGAACTTCTCAAACTTCAGGCGCAGGTGGAGACCACACACACAAAATGTTTACTGCGACAGGCTTTGAAACCAACTCAAACCCTAATACATCCGTATCATTACGAGCTGCAAACGGGCATCACATCCTAGTCAACGATGGAACTGCGGCAGGGTTAGAATACTACACAGAAGGATCTAGCGGAAACCATCAACATAACGTTACATTTCCAGCGCACAGTCACGATTTCAGTGTTCCTAATCACGCTCACAATGTTACTATTCCTAATCACGCTCATGATGTTACTATTCCACCACATACCCATGAAATTGATCACGGTATTTTTAAACTGGATCGTTTACCTTCTTCTGTCACCATAATAGTAGATGGGAATGTGGTACCGGGTGATTCGCTAAGTGGTGAGAATGTGGATTTAATCCCATATCTTGCGAAAGATTCTGAAGGGAAAGTAAGTCGTGGCGCTTGGCATACGGTAGAAGTGTTGCCGAATGATTTGGCCCGCATTCAAGCGCAGATCACCGCACAATTTTTCATACAGTCCAGAGGGCCTGTAAACGTATAGGAGGTGTAATATGAAGCTGGAGATTCGTACACATGAAGGTGATACCCACGAAGTAGAAGTGGATTCCTATGATTCTCAAGAAACAAACACACTTCTAAACTCGCATGAAATCAACACAGTGGTGTTTGGAGATGTCATTCTATCGAGAATCAATGTGAAATTCATCAAACCAATAGTAACAAATGACCAAATTGAAGAAAATATTTAAAATTATGTATTATTTTTCAAATATTACTGTATAATGGTAACAAAGGAGATGAATGAATTGAAAAAGTTAATTCTAATCGGTTCTTTGTTGCTATTATTGGTTTGTAGTTCATTGATGCTAGGATTCTTTAAGCCTGTCACTCAAGAGAAATTTGACAACCACGCAGAGTTGTTTTATATACAAATGTTTACGGATGGACAGCAAAGTGAGCAAGTGAACATCTACTATGAGGATATGATTCATGTTTTTGACAAATTTGAAGATGATCCTTTATATAAAGAGCTGGAATTGATGTATGAAGCACTTGGAGAAGATGGAAAAAGCGCAGAAATCCACAGACAAAAAGTAATGAATATGATAAACGAGCGACCTTAACGGGTCGTTTTTTTATTGGCAAAAGGGGGTCAAAAGAGTGGAGGAGAATGAATTGGAGCAAAAAATAGATGATCATGAAATTAGGTTGCAGTCATTGGAAGCTTCCAGGTTAGAACAGGAAAAGATGAACAGTCAGATAAGGAACCAACTGACAACCACAGAAATGACAGTTCTAAAGGAAAGCGGAAAACAACAGGAACTATCTCAACGTTTACTCGATCATGTACTGCAGAATGACATTTCATCCCGTGTATATACCAGGGACAGAAAAGAATACTCACAACAACAAATGTGGAAATTGGTCGGTGCAGCAATCACGAGTGGCGGGTTGCTTTTTTATATTATCCAACAAATCATTAACGGTTAGGGGATGTTCATATGGAAGAAGTTTTAATTTTGTCCACCGTCATTTCACCGATTGTCTTGGGAGTGATTCAGCTAATCAAAAACACAGTGGTATTTCCAAAAAACTTCATCCCACTCATGGCGCTTATTGTCGGACTCGGCATAGGCGCTATTTCTTTTCCATTTACGGAGCTGGATTTCACACTCCGATTATGGGCGGGTGCTTTTTCTGGATTGGCTGCCACTGGATTATTTGAGCTAGGGAATAAACGAGATGGACATACAAAGGAGGAAGTATAATGGTATCAATTAATTATGAAGTAAAACACGTTCGTAGAAATGAATTCAGTCGCCCAGGGTATAAATTGTTAAGACTTCAAGCGGTGGTTTTGCACTATACTGCAAATCCAGGTGCAGGAGCAGATGACCACTTTCGGTACTTTGACCAATCCATTATCTCGTCCAAAAGATATGCTGGGTGTCACATTGTAATAGATCGCCATAAAGCCATCGAACTTGTACCGTTGGATGAAGGGACTTTCGGTGCTAATGATGGAGGGACTGTAGCTCTTAAGCTTCCGACACTTCGAGCGAGGGATGCACGTTACCCTACTTCCACAGGAGACGGTAACGCAAACCTACTGACTGTTCATATTGAAATGTGCCAAGAACCAAATGGACAAATTCATGAGGATACTATTAAGCGGACTGCATTAGTGCTTCAACAAATACAAAGTAAATATCCACAATTGAAGGATACACGCAATCGCATTGTTAGGCATTTTGATGTAACAGGGAAAAACTGTCCTAAACCGATGGTGGACGACCCGAAAGAATTTACTCGCCTGTTAGATATGGTAGACGGTAAAATATCAATCGAACCACCGAAACAATCACAACCGAAACAAGTATCGTCATCCGGAAAGCTCTATAAAGTGCAAGTGTTTGCGGGAAGTAAAGATGGTGCGGATCGTATGGCTGATAAACTAAAAAAAGACGGATACCCGGTATACATCGTTCAAGAATAAACCCCCATCACTGGGGGTCTTTTTTTATTTCATACAAATCATCCACCTTCACTCCTAAAAAATCCGCTAACCAAAACGCTTTATCCATCGGAATGAAGTGATTGTTATGGATCCAGCTCGAAACCGTCTGGGGACTCACCTCTAATTTTTTAGCGATAAACTTCTTCATTAACCCTCTCTCTTCCAACAATTCACCTAATCTACATCGTATCTCCATATCATCACCTAATTACTTATTCTCTCTATGATGTACAAACCCTTTACAAGTATTTCAGAATTTTATTTCAATTTTTTATGTAGGACAATGTAAGTTTTTGTGTATGCGCCCATATAGTGTATTAATCAAAGAAAAGGAGTGATGTAGCAATGGCAAACAAGTTAATCAGCGAAGCTACGAAAGAACAGCGTTACCTAGGGAGATTGGAAATGGCGATGCGTATTGCAAGAGCGCATGGCAAAGGAAAGGTGTTTTTAACGGAAGAAGGTATCACTCGTATCAGCGAAATCATCATGAAAGAGCCAGTGAAATGATTTTCGCCCCGAAAGTGGTCACAGTCGGATCTGTGAAATCCTTTATGTCCGGTGGGGGAGTTCTTGCTTCTATTTCCCCGCCAGCTCTACCCATTACAGAAGGATACATTCTGTTTGGTGGCCTGGGAGTGGTGTTGCTGCTCCTGATCTACGCAGAAAAAAAGGGATGGATTGATGAAGCATCTGTAAGTGCTTCTCTCCTTATCGCCTTTTGGTGTTCGGTAGTGTGGTTTATCTTCAAAGCGCCTTTAGCATTTTTAGTGGGGATGTGATGACATGTTAAAGAAAATCATGAGTTATATGGCTTATTGCGGTCTATGCGGCAAGCATACGGAGCATACAGATGGTTTTCGTTGCAAGGAGTGTGGGTGATATGTTACGAAGCTTCTTCCGACTTTTCGGCAGACGACAAGTGAAACGTGTGAGAGGACATTAGATTTACTTGGGAGGGACACAGTAGAACGAAGATTCGTTATGTGAGGGATTTACTAACGTAAGGTGGTGAGGTTTTGCTTGAATTACTTTCTATTCCCCTCTTAGTCGCTGGCGGTTCGATTCTTTTCTCTCGTGCAGGGAATTGGACTGACCGCCAAAAATTGGAGAAGATATTTGTCCGAGTCGGTTTAGTGGTCAAGGAAGGGGATAAGGTGAAGAAGTTACGCTTGTTGCGGAAAACACCCATTAACGATGATAAAGAAATCGGCATGGAGTATGTTTATCAAATTCCCCTTGGTATTAGTATGGACGAAGTTGAAGAAAAATATGCAGCTATCCGGGATGGAATTAACATTAAACGAGAAGGAAATCAGAAGCATGTGGAAATGGATTATGATGGGGCGCTTCGCATTAAGATATACGAGCGTTCCATCAAGAAAAAGGTGGAGTTTACAGAAGAGTTGCTGATTGGCGGCTGGAATGTTCCGATAGGTGAAAACCATAAAGGATTCGTGTATCACGATCATGAAAAGATTCCTCACCTGTTAATAGCCGGAACCACCCGATATGGGAAAACCGTCTTTCTCAAGAACCTTATTACAAGCTTAATCGCACAAAGCCCGGAGCGGGTCAAATTTACGCTTATCGACTTAAAAGGGGGTTTAGCCTTTAGCCGATTTGAACGCTTAAAACAGGTTCATAAAGTGGCTACAGACCCCTTTGAAAGTAAAGACGTTTTGTTGGAAGTGGAAGCCGAAATAAGAGAACGTCTGGCCCATTACCGGGCGCATGGATTTGAGGATGCAAAGGAAGCGAAAGAAAAGATACGTCACTTCATAATCGTGGATGAAGGAGCGCAGATCTCCAGTAAGGGGACCAGGGACAAAGAAACCCGAAATGCAAAGATTGAGTGTGAGCGAATCATCGACTATATAGCGTCTGTATCTGGTGGAGTGGGGTATCGGCTTGTTTTCGCTACCCAATACCCTCTAAGAGAGAATTTAAGCCCTATTGTCAAGCAACAGTGTGATGCAAAGTTAGTATTCCGATTACAAAATGAAACTGCTTCAAGGGTGGCCATGGATGCACAAGGGGCAGAGAAGCTCCCTCGAAAAGATAACACCTATCATGGAGGAAGGGCCATATACATGACCGATGCGCCTACTGAAGTGCAGACACCTTTTATTGATAATGACACCATAGAGAAGCTTATCAGTCCGCATAAGGTGGTGAAAACAGTTGAAGTCTACGATGCAGATCAACCAGGAGAGAACCGAACAGATATTATTGAGTTTAGATAGGCTGCAGTTTCTCTCCAGGTCACAGATCCAACGGTTACACAGTTTGAAATCAGACCGAAACGCACAGAGAGTTTTAAAGAACATGAGCAAATATTTATCGGTAATCCGCTTAAAAGAGAACGTGTACTATCTGAATAAGGCTGGAAGGGAAATGATTGATTCTAACAAAGCAGTATCCCGAAACATGCAAATAGAGCATATCCTTATGAGAAATGATTTGTTCTTGTATATGGGATGCCCGAAGATGTGGCAGCCAGAAAGAGAGGTTGTCGTGAATAAGGTGTCCTACATTCGGCCTGATGTTCTTTTTGAACTCGGTCAGCTCCACTTCGCAGAGATAGACAGAGTACAGAAGATGTCCGTCAATAAGGCGAAGATAGAACGCTATGCAAAACTGAAGGATACCAAAGTGTTTCAGAATGCTCATAAATACTTCCCTAAATTGATATGGCTTACCAAAACGAAGAGCAGAAAAGAGAAGTTGGTACAGTTATGCAGAGAGAAAGGATTGCCGCATACGGTTTATCTCTGGAGCGACATCCTATAGATGTTGCTCTTTTTGACTATATAATCGAATTGCAGAAATGTTGACGAAATAGTGATAAAAAAAGCGGATGCGGCAAGGGTTTCCCCCGACTGCATCCGACCACATAAAAAACCACATCTTCATTTTAAAACCACACTAAATATCACAAAAATATTACTAAGTATTAACAGAGAATAACAAAACACCTGTAAAATACCGCAGAAACGTGTTAGTATTGCAGACAATCCGAATAAAATAATTATAAGAAAATAATACACTTTATTCAGATGTTTGTTAATGGAGGTCAAAAAACCTTGTTATATCAGGGTTTCTGACCTCGTTTTCTTTTTCCGACCACATTAATCGACCACGTTTTTTAAAATCTCTTCAATTTTCGTTGATGATCCTCTTAATTGGTCATCATGGACCCTTGAATATACATTCAATGTCATGCTAATATCAGAGTGACCCACTCGCTTTGCTACGATGTGAACTGGTACACCCGCATCCAGTAACATAGTGATGTGGGTTGCCCGGAGATCATGGAAGTTAATCTTCGGTAGATCCGTTTCCCCTGTTAAACGATAAAAATCTTTTCTTATAGTATTAGGGATGATGAATTGTTCTTTCCCGGAGAACAACCAGTCATCCTTTTTACTTTGCTCCCAGATGGCTATCTTCTCTTTCAGCGTATCATTTAGCGGCACTTCCCGGTATGACCCTTCTGTCTTTGGTGTTTGCGTTATCCACTTTCCGTTTATTTGCGCTGCAGTACGTTCGATGAATACGGAATCCTCTCGCAAGTCATCCCATTTCAGGGCGCATATCTCACCAATACGCATTCCGCAGTATAAAGCAAAGTAGTAAGCTAACCAATAGAGTGAGTTATCCTGGCAATATTCAAGGAATTCTTTTGCTTCATCCACTTTCCATGCAGCCTTTTTCGATTTCTCTTTCTTCACCTTGATATTCAAAGCAGGATTCTTCTCTATAAGCTCCAGATCCACCGCCTTGTTCAGTATCGCTACAAGAAATCCTCTCACGTTGACGATGCTATTCTGCTTCAATCCTTTATCTTTGAGCCACTGGATGAAGTTCTGCACATCTAAGGGTTTTACCTTCTCCACCTTTTTCTTATTGAAATAGGGGAGGATATGAGCTTTCACGATGTAGTCACGTTGAGACATGGTGGAATCTTTCACCTCTGCCGACTGATTCCATAAATCATACAACTTCTCGAATGTAATAGAGGTGACTTGTTTTGTCTTAAACTCCTTCTTCAGTCGAGCTGCTTCTTCGGCTGCTTCCGCTTTCTTTTTAAACCCACTTCTTGTGAGCTGCTTCCTCTTCCCGGTGAGCGGATCTCGACCAACATCTATCGTGAAGCTCCACCCGGTTTCTTTCTTTCTAAAATATGCCATGTTCATTCTCCTTTCCACCCAAGTATATAGCATTGTGAGTACACAACCTAGTGGAAGTTTGTGCAAATAAAAAAGACTCTATGCCAAGAGTCTCATTCGGTCCTTCTTTGTCCCTATAATAACCTTATCATCCAAAGACACTCGAATCCCTTCGCTCAACTTGTCAGAAAAAATAATTTCCATTTTGTTGACCCCCTCAACAAAACAAGAACAAGCGTTCTTATTTTTCGATATGATGTTATTATACATCTATTATCCCATAAAAGTAAGTCGTCAAAGTGTGGACATTTTCAGCAAATTTAAACAAATATCGACAATACTTCTTAGAATTTCCTTAATTGTTGGACCACTTCAATAATTTCTTTTACCTGTTGAGGGGTTAATTCCTTGTCTTTCATGTCTTTTGCGAATGAAATCCATTCGACACCAATCTCCTTTAGACCTCTTGGAAGCTCTTTTTCCTCTCCGAAAAGGGAAGCAACAGAAGTACCATAGAGATCGCACAAGTTTTTGAATACTCCCATTGTAGGGACTTTCTCACCACGCTCAATTTTACTTACATATGAAAAACTAATACCCACTTCTTCAGCTACATCTCGTTGTGAAAGGTTCTTTTTCTCCCGCAAGGCTTTTAATTTTTCGCCAATTTCTTTGTCTATATTTTGGCTCATCATCATATTCCCTCCTTGTGTCTTGTCAATCATTACCCTATTATACATCAACGAAGAGAAAACTAGAAAATTAAATAGTTTCCAGTATAGAAAATAATTATAAAAAATATTACGAATTATTGTTGACTCACAGTACACACTAATGTTATATTTATCTCAAGCAATAAAAGCACTAACAGTACACAAAAGGAGGAAAGCAATTGAATGGTAAACTAAAGCAGATTCGACTATCCAAGAACCTCACACAACAACAGCTTGCCGACATGGTAAAGGTAGAGGTTTCCTACATCAGCAAGATAGAAACGGGAAAGCGCAAACCGAGTATAGCACTACTGGAACAAATTGCAAATGCGCTGGACGTACCAATCAGGGATTTTTTTTAATACCATGTTGACCACAGGTACACAGGAGGTGAGAGTATGAAACCGATCATGAACGCAAAGGACATCAAAGATTTCTTGGGTGTCTCTGAATCAAAAGCTTATGAGTTAATGCGCCAGACAGATTTCCCAACATTGAAAATTGGCGGCAGACGTTTAGTGAAGTATGAAGATTTCATGTTATGGCTCGATAAGCAGAAGCAAATCAGCTAATGGTTGTTTGACCGAGAAAGCGAAGGAAAGAAAGGAGATAATCATGCAAATTAGAAATTTCAAAAATGTAAGAGTAAATGATGAAAATTTTTTAGATGTTAAGAGTTTTGGTGGTCATTCTGATTATGGTGTAATGGTTACTGCTTATGACTTTGCCAGCGAAGTTGTAGAGGTTAGAAGGAAAGAAGGAAGAACATCTTTGTTCGCTTATAAATTCGGTGATATAGAATTATCTGATTACTGGAAAGATGCAGAAGTTATTTTTACAACAAGAAAGTAACGGACATTCCAAAACAAATATAAAACCAAGGAGGAATTATCATGTGCCAACAATGCGAAAGTCCGGAAGTGAACGAAACGATCATTGACCGTATTGACGATATCGAAATACCGATTGTTGTATGTACAGATTGTTTTAAACAGTTCAATGCGGAATGTGATGCAGAGGAAAAGGCATGGGAAGAGAAGTTGAAGATGGCTAAGAAGATTGTAGCTATGATGGAATTGGGAGCAGATATTCATATTAGATTTTATGAAGTGGACCATCAAAAAGCTGAAATGTTTTCAGGGAATTTACACGAGATAATCGATAAATCTTATGTAAAGTATGAGTACGAAGAATATGATTCATATACAACTTCTATTAGCGAACGAGACGGATTATCTATATCAATTTTCACTGAAGATTATAAGAGTGAATCCCATGAACATTCTGCGTAAGTACCTAGATGAAAAATGGGAGGAAGAGGGAGTTATACCTTCTTGGGAGGTTATTGCAGAGGATTTACAAGATAAAGTCCCTCTGGAAGTGTTTGAGGACATCGACAAAGAGGTTCAAAGGTTGATGCAGTACATCGTGGAAAATGAGGGTGCTATCGAATACGAGGGGCCGCCTAGAAGGAGGGTGCTGCATGAGGTTGGCGATAGAAGAAATGCAAAAGGTGCAACATGCACTATTGCGTGATGTTGAATCACTTAATAAGAAAATCAGTCGCATGGAAGAAGAGCTTGAACACAAAAAGCAATTCATCCAAGAAATAGACGAATTAATCCAAGTTGCTGATGCACTAAAAGAAGAATCGAACTAGACCGCCATCCAGTTCGATTCCATTTGAAAATTCACGAGTTCATCATATCACAGAAAGGATGAAATGAACATTGTCCAATCAGAAACAGAACGCTCTTAAAGATTACATTGAAGTAAATGTCCGAATAGAAAAGTTTTGGGAGAAATATCCCGATGGCCGCATACAAACCGAATTAGTGAGCTGGGAGAATGGGATCGTTGTCATGAAAGCGCAAGTGTACAAAAACCTAAACGATCCAATCCCGAGCGCAAATGGATTTGCCTATGAAAAAGAAGGTTCATCCTATATCAATAAAACTTCAGCTCTTGAGAATTGTGAAACATCCGCAGTTGGCCGGGCATTAGCTTTACTAGGATTCGAGATTAAGAGAAGCGTTGCCAGCAAGGAAGATGTAGAAAACTCCAATGAACAAGCAAACCAACCTGAAGAATCTAAGAAACACTTAATCTTTTCAAAATGGAAATTGGTCGGTGGAGCTGAAAAAGCTTTTAACCCTTGGTATGAGGAACAACTTGATAAGGGTGTCACTGAAACACAAATGGAAGCGCTGCTCACCAAACGCTTACTTAAAAAACAGGAAGAGGAAAAGGCGGGGGCATAGTCCCTCGCTCGGAAAGGAGAAACCATGAACATTATCAGACAACGCATTCTTGAAACTGTAACCAAACAACCTACCACCATCAGCGACCTATCCCAGCAGTTCAGACTTCCTAGCGAATATATACAAACACAGCTGCAGCGATTGATTGAAGAGGGGAACCCCATCAGCATCGAAAAAGAAAACGTGTACCTATCGAAAACGTCACTTGTAGATTATGGATTTATTGTCGGAATCGGCACGATGTTCGGTGTACTTTTCTACTGGGGGGCGGGACTGCTATGACCCAGTTCAAGGAGCTTATCGAAACTGTGCAAATGACAACCGGATTATCTAAACGTGATATTCAACGACATTTAGATGTTAGCGAACATTCAATGTTCATATGGCAACGGTCTGGACCACCATCAAGTAAGATGCCCCTAATCATGTCCAAATTGAAGGAGCTTATTCATACACCGAAAACGATAAATGTGTCTGCATATTACTCCTTCCGTAGACGAGGTATGTTTGATTATCAAATAGCTCAAAAGTGGGGTATATGCAAATCATCTTTACGAAAATGGAAGAGAGATCATTCGATCGGGAGGAGAGGAGCATGAGCCAATACATCTGTCCCTACTGCAACAGAGATAAAAATGAATATGTATGGTGGACAACAAAGGAAGAGGATTTAGTCATCGCCACATACGAACAACGCTGGCAGGATAACCAATCCTATTACGGTATCATCCAGGAGTTATCCATCAAGGTAAACCGTACACCGAATCAGATCAAGAGCAAGGTGGAGAAGCTGAGACGTAGTGGCCAACTTATTAGATAGGAATTGTAACGAACAATTGACTAAAACTGCGAGGAAAGGATGGATGAAATTGATAAAGGTTACTACTGTCGAAGAAAGTTATTTCCGTTGTCAATCTTGTGGGGCAAGTAAGGACGAGAAAAGAGAGAATATAAACAAAATTTCAATTGGAATGGAAGAACAACACACATCTTCTTTTAGGTTATGCGATAGTTGTTCGGATGATTTAATCTCAAAATTACTGAGAGAAGTTAATGAATAGCACGAAACAAATACGAAATAAGGAGAGGTTAAGATGAAGAAATTATTAAAAGGTGTATTGATATTTTTCGGTGTGATCGTGTTATTAGGTGCTTGTGCTAGTTTACTAGGTGAAGAGGAAGCAGCACCAACACCACAGGAAGTAAAAGCGGAACCTGTAAAAGAAGAAGAGAAAGCGCCAGAGCCAAAAGAAAGAGCTAAGAAGGAAGAAGCAAAACCAAAGCCTAAGCAAGAAGAGAAGAAGGAAGAGCCAAAAGAGGAACCACCATCTAATGAAGTATTCGAAGGAATGGCACTCAACATCCTGGAGGAAAACTTTGCCGGAGTTGCAGAAATTGCATTCGATAAAGAAACTAAATTCTTCACCCTCACACCTACTGATCCAAGATTTGCCCTTGAAATCGGCATGATGATAGAAGGAACAAAGAGTTTAGATGATTGGGAGAATCTTGTAGAGAGTACCGTTTCGATGTCCAAATCAAACAAAGAACTACTTGGTAGTGGGTACAGTATAGCATTGATGAACCCAGCTAACACCGATAATGTACTTCTAGTAGTAGTGGATGGTGTAGTGTTTTACAACGCATTTGAGTAGGTGCTGAACTATAACGTAGGAGAGGAAGATCTATTCTTCCTCTTTACTTTCCATAGCTTTCAAGATTAGCAGACGGATCGCTTCCGAACGGTTCTTGATTCGATTATCAAACTGGAAGTCCTCCACCTTTTTTAGCAGCTCTTCATCAATCGTAATATTAATGATTGGTTTAGCATTCGGGGTTTTCTTGTGTCCAGACATGAGATCAACTCCTTTATTTTATCAATAGTAAGCGGAAATGATTACAACCTACAGTATACACTACACAACAGGATATTATACCACTAGACCAATAAAAATAAGTCTAAAGACCTATAAGGAAATCGCATATACCACTAGACCACTAGACTTGTCTATGGTAAGATAAGGTTATAAGTCCAACAGACCACTAGACTTGGAAGGAGGTGGACACATTGAAGCCATGTATTAACTTGACGATTGATAAAGACTTGTTGGACAAGTTAGAGTCAAAGCGTTTGGATCGCATCCAGAAGGAGCAGAAAGTCATTAGTCGCTCAGCTTACATCAGTGAATTAATTACAAAAGGTTTAAAGAAATAAAAAAGGCCCCAATGCTGGAACATTGGAACCCAAGGAAAATTATTCTAGTACAAGTATATCACGTTTTTATGGAAATATACCAACGAGGTGAAATAGTTGAATAAATTATTACTCGATGACAAACCATTGATTATTTTACCTTCATTAGCGGAAAAAATCGGCTTGAATGAAAGCATCGTACTCCAGCAGCTTCATTATTGGTTAATGGATAGTAAGAACTTTCGGGATGGCGAGAAATGGGTCTACAACACTTATAAGGATTGGCAGAAGCAATTCCCTTTCTGGAGTGAAAAGACCATTAGAAGGACTATCACGAAGCTTGAGAATGAAGGTTTAATACTAACAGGTAACTACAATAAGATGAAAATCGACCAAACAAAATGGTATCGGATTGACTACAACAAGATAGTGTCCAGTCCATGTGGTCAAAATGACCAGACGAAGGGGACAAATTGTCCAGATGGAGTTGGTCAAAATGACCACACCAATAACCAGAGAATACCAGAGACTACAACAGATAATATATACTCAATTGATTTTGAATCTTTCTGGACTATCTATCCTAGAAAAGTGGACAAGAAGAAAGCCTTCAAATCATTCAAGACTGCAAGCAAGTCCCACACACTAGAAATAATATTATCCGGAACAGAGAAATATGCCAAGCAAGTACAAAAAGAAAGAACAGAATTAAGATTCGTTAAACATCCTGCTACATTCCTGAACAACGATTCCTTTCTGGATGGATATGAAGAAGAGAAACAACCTACACAACCAAAGCAAGATGAACAATCAAGCGTACTTGCGGGAATATGGGGTGATTAAGTGAACGATCAAGCCGAATACATGCTCATAGGCTCCATATTGAAGGATAACACCATCTTAGAAGAATTAATCCTCACACCTGAACATTTCAGTGACCTTACAAACCAGAATATATACAGATCCATGCTGAACGTGAAACGGAAGGGATACCCGATAGATGGTGCTTCCTTAAAGGATGACCTTGGCGAAACAGGATTCCTCTTCATCGGAGGAAATGAGAGATTAACAGAATTAAAGGATTGTGTACCTTCTCTGAAAGCGTTCAAGTCCTATGAAACGATGGTGCTGAACCAATGGAAATTGGAACAAGCAAAAAACATCATCAAAGAAACGATGGAGGACTTCAATCTAAAGAAGCTGCAGGAGTTAATTGATGACCTAAAGCGAATAGATGAAAACGGGGTACAGGAAGAATTTGACCTTAAACAACAACTAGCAGACTTATACAATATGGTGACGGTTGAGACACCTAAACAACGTAGCGGAATACCTAGCGGATATAAAGACATTGACAATAAGACAGACGGATTCCAGGAGAATGACTTGATTATCATAGGAGCTCGACCTTCTATGGGGAAAACAGCGTTCATCCTAAACTTAGCGATCAATGCAGCATTAAAAGCGGATGCTATCCCGATAATATTCTCTCTGGAAATGACAACACAAGGACTGCTGAAACGGATGATGTCGGGTGTTACAGAGGTAAACGGATTGAAGTTGAAAAATCCGTATCATTACTTGAATGAGAAAGAGAAAAAAGAATGGATAGAAAAGCTTGGAATCCTAGAACGGATTGCACCGCATGTATATGACAAACCAAATCAAACGGTAGCTGAAATGAGGGCGAAAGTTCGGAAGGTTAAACATAAGTACCCAGATAGAAAAGTCATCGTGTTTATTGACTATCTTACAAAAATCAAAGGCAGCCGAGATTTTCAAAACAAACATCTGGAATACACAGAAATCAGTAATGACCTAAAAACGATGGCGAAAGATTACCTCTGCCCGGTTGTGTGCTTGGCTCAACTATCGAGAAGTGTAGAGCAGAGAGAAAACAAACGTCCCATGATGTCGGATCTTCGAGAAAGCGGAAGTATTGAACAGGATGCGGATGTCATCATGATGCTTTACCGAGACGAATACTACAACGAAACCACAAAAGAGAACCGGAACATCTTAGAAGTTAATGTTGCAAAGAATCGTGATGGAGAAGTAGGTATGGTGAAACTCGAATACAAAAAAGACATCAATAAGATAGAGAATTACTACTACTGATGAAGGTACAAGAGATATACGACATCGCCAAATCAGACAACCATCATTCTCTGGAACTGTTAATCTCATTCCTAGTCTACGAAAAGAAGGTCCTGCAGCTTACAGACGATCAAGAGAAACTTACATATTTTATGCAGGACAGATTCAAGAACAAAATGAACGAGCATCTACTTCGATATAAGGAGAGTAAATCATGACAAAGGAAATCATGGACATCATTAACAAGCCCTCACATTACCATAAGAACGAAATAGATGTGAATGGATACCTGGAGAAACACTTCCCCAAAGAAGGAGAATACACCGTATCAGAGGGGTTCTACATCGGTAACGTGATTAAGTATACAAGTAGATACAAATATAAGAACGGATTGCAAGACTTAGAGAAAGCGAGATTCAATTTAAATAAGCTAATTGAATTGGAGGGGAAGAAATGAATATCAATTATGAGGACACACCCGTAAGAATACCTTTACTTCACGACAACCTAACGCACAGTTTCCAAACAGAATACCAGGAGTTGCAGAAAGAAGTGGAACGTCTACAGACGGACAAGCGAGAACTAAAAGACCACTACAACAAAGAGCTGGATGCACATAATGAAACGGTATTCCAACTCAATGCAGCATTACGCAATACAGAAGCCACATTAGAAACGCTCACAAGCCGATATGAGAGCGAAGTCGAGAGATTGAATATCATTGTAGCCGAACAGGAGAAACTGAACGACATCCTCAAGCAGACGCTTAAAGCGGTGTTGTGATGTTTGAGTATCGACCATACTCCAAGGCGCAGCAACTCGGACAGAAGGAAAAGGATACTCCGAAGATCCATAACCGAAAGCGATACCCGGACAAAAAGAAGAAGAAGCGAAATCCTCTAAAGCCGGAAGTGGTAAAGGGTAGGGTGATTCCCACTAAGAAAAAGCGTGGGGCCATTACCAAAAAAGAGTATAACGAAGCGTTGCGGCAGCATGGGGAAACTTGCTACTTCTGTGGAAGTCCTCACATCGAAATGCACCATGTCATCCCGAAAGGACACAGCAAGACGAGGAACGGAAGAGGGACATGGAGAAACCTCCGTCCCTTATGTACCGAACATCACCGGGGAGAAGATGGAGTGCATGGCAAGAACGGGGCAAAGAGGATGAAGGAGCTGCAAGAGCTTCATGAACGTCTGCATGGAGAGAATTACTACAAGGATCGGTACGACCTGTTTAAAGAGGGGTTAATACCGACACCTACGATAGAAGCGTATGAGAAGTTTATGAAGGGTTGACCGAAACAGGGAGGTAAATAAAATGAATGAAGAAATGACAGAGTTTGTGGATAACCTTGTAATGCTTTGGAACAAAGGTGAATTAACAGAGGTTGCTTATAGAATAACTTCAATGTATCAAGGTGGAGATTACCGTTTTATCAGTGAAGCTATGGAAGAATTTAAGAAACGAATAACCGTATAGTCCGAAACAATAACGAAACAAAAGGGGATGGATGAAGATGTCTTACGAAGAATGGTACAAGCATCAGCAAAACATCATCCAACAAGAATACACAGAAATCTTGATACGCATTAGAGAGAAAGCACAGCAGAGCTTCAACGCAACGGTAAAAGAAAGCCTGGCACATGTGGGGAAGAAGAAATGAAGATCTATATCCAGGATAAAACGATCACTACAGCCGATGGCGAGAAGTTGCAAGTTGTACAAACATTTGAGAGTAAGCCGAGCAAGGTATCTTACATCGTGTTTTTAGAAAAATAGGCATAGATAGTCAAAATACATTGTACGTCAAGGAGAGGGGCGAACGTCAAGAGAACATGAAATTCTTAGACTTGTTTGCAGGTATCGGAGGATTCCGATTAGGGATGGAACAGGCCGGGCATGAATGTGTCGGATATGTTGAATGGGATAAATACGCTAGAAAGAGTTATGAAGCAATACACAATACGAAAGGGGAGTGGACTTGGAATGACGTTTCAACAATTGACTATAGAGACATACCTAAATCCGATACATGGACATTCGGATTCCCTTGCCAAGACATTTCTATCGGAAATCTCGGAGCAAGAGGATTCCAAGGAGACAGATCCTCTCTCTTCTTTCAGGTCACTAAACGACTTCGCCAGATTAAAGAGTGGGATCCCGAAAGAATGCCTACCTATCTACTCATTGAGAACGTTAAAAACTTTTTATCAGTTAACAGAGGATGGGATTTTTTCGCTGCCCAAGTTGAACTGGACGAAATCGGGTACGATGCAGAATGGGAAGTTCTCAATTCAGCAGACTTCGGAGTTCCACAAAACAGAGAACGAGTGTTCATTGTTGGACATCTTAGAGGAAGAAGTACCAGAAAAGTATTTCCTCTCGGAGAGGGCGCTGCAGTATCTGGAGAGAGCAAAGAGAAGAGGACGCTTGAGAGTGAATTTATTATGGGTTGCATCACCAAAAAGTGGGGAAGTGTCCATTCGGGCGGAGAGTCTTACATCGTAACAGAAAAAGGACTTCGTTTTTTTACACCGTTAGAATTATGGAGAGCGCAAGGTTTCCCGGACGAAGCTTTTAAAAGAGCTTCAAAAGTTAACTCGAATACACAACTTTATTTTCAGGCTGGTAATTCTGTCACGGTAAACGTAATTTATGAGATTGCTAAAAAACTAGGAGGTAATAACAAATGAACAACGTATCCATTATCGGAAATATCAGCACAGACATAGATTTAAGAGCAACAAACTCTGGTAAATTCGTAGCCAAATTTAACATTGCGGTGAACCATCCTTTTAAGCGAGATAAAGTAAGTTTCCTACCTGTAGAAATATGGGATAAGGCAGCCGAAGCAACCGGGAACTACTGCCAGAAGGGTAGCAAGGTGGGGATTGTCGGATATATCGAAGTGGAAGAGTGGGAAAAAGATGGGTCCAAGCGATATAAAACAAAAGTGGTCGCTAACAACATCGAGTTTCTAACTCCTAAAGGTGAGAACAAACCAAAGCCAGCACCTAACCCATACCAGGAGCCTAGCGATCCATTTAGAAATGAGCAGCCAATAGACATTTCAGATGATTCGTTGCCTTTCTAATGCACTTCGAAGATGCAACACGACAACAACTTATCCAAACTATGTCTATGAAGATTGCTCCTTGGACATCAAATACGAAGCAGCCAGAGAGCTTCAGTTAAGAACCTGGCATGATTCCTACTTACCTGACCTATTGAGAATGTGGGGAGAGGGTAAAACCTCTTTCCAAATCACCATCGAACTAGGAATAGATAAAGGTCAGGTCATGTGGCAGTTAGAAAAATACGGATTATATGGACGGAGGATAACGGGATGAATTTCAATGAATATCAAGATAAAGCAACAAGAACCGCACAAACAGTATTAACCGGACCGCAGGAATTATGTAACTATTCTCTTGGACTTACAGGAGAAGCAGGAGAGGTTGCAGACATCATAAAGAAGGTTATCTTCCACGGTCATGAAATGGAGCGTCATGAGGTCGCTAAAGAGTTGGGTGACGTTATGTGGTATGTGTCCCAACTTGCGAGATTAACAGGATTTACTCTGGAGCAGATAGCGGAAATGAACATCAAGAAATTAGAAAAGCGATACTCCAAGGGATTCAGTGAAGAAGCAAGTATCAACCGGGAGCTTTAATTATGTACAAGATGACAAGAACAGAGCTTATCTCACGCTTAGAAGAACTGACCGCCTTTTCATACGAGTATTTACGAAGCTTGAGCGAAGCAGAGCTGCAGCAGTTGTTTTGGAAACGGACGAAGAGCCGATGACCAAGTATAATGCCAAGAAAACTGAAATATGCGGAATACAATTTGATTCCAAAGCAGAATCTCAATACTACTTACTGTTAATGAATAAGCTTGCAAAGGGTGAAATACAGGACTTTAATCTCCAGCCTGTATTCACCCTGCAGGAGGGGTTTAAGAAGGACGGAAAGAGTTATCGGCCTGTCTTGTATAAAGCAGACTTTGAAGTTATTCATCTGGACGGAAGCATAGAGATCGTGGACGTAAAAGGGATGATTACTCCTGTATTCGCACTCAAGCGGAAGATGTTTGAAAAGAAATTCTCGTATAATCTCAAACTTATAAAATATGTAAAGAAGTTTGGTGGATGGGTGACGTTGGACGAATATGAAAGGTTGAAGAAGGAGGAGGAGAAACGTGGGTAACAAAGCATTATACATCGGTGACTACAAAGAGCGATTAGCGAAGTTTATGCAGGAGATCAACCCGAAGCCTGACCCGGAATTGGTGTTGAAAGCTATTGCGAAGATGAAGAAGGAGAGGGGATTGTGAATCAGTCACAATATGAAAAAACCAAACAGGCTCACGATGATACCATCCAAGACATCAAAAAATTGGATGCCAGGCTGAACGAACTAGCACCATTTGAACTTGCGAAACTAGAATACCTCTACACCAAGGTAGAGCGCCATGCTTGGACGATTGCCGGGTACTTCAAGTCACAGGCAAAATACTACGAGGGTATGGCCGAGGTCGCACAGGGGACTGCATACAAGAACATACGGAAAGAGGACGGAAAGACCGCAAGCGATGCTCAATATGAAAGCCGGATAGCCAAAGGGAACATGTTGATGGAAGCCGGGGAACATGAGGGGGATTTTACCTCTTGGAAGGGCTTTGCCTTGAGTTACGAGGGAGCAAGAAACGCAATCAAGGACATGATAAAGGCGATAAGTTCAGAGGGGGGCGGAAATTAAATGCTCGACACATTCACACTTTACAATGATCTATGTGTAGAAATAGAAATCATCAAAGAGCAGTTAAACCTCACAGAAAGAGAATTAGAGTATTGGTTCGGGGTGAAAATGCATGATTGGAACCGGGATGGCATTCCTCTCGGTGCAAAAGGGGTTGCGAAGTTCGGTGTACTTCCAGCGTTAGAACAAGCCGAAATCAAAATAACATCCATTAACAAGTTAAGGGGTCGCCTGGAAGAACTAGAAGCATCCAAAGAGAAGATGGAAACCCTCATGAGAAGTTATGAAGGAGTACCGAAGAAGATAGCTTATATGCGATTTGTAGAGGGGAAGAGCCTGAAAACGATAGCGGAAGAATTGAAATATAGCTACGACTATGTAAGAGAGCTTATGAGTAAGATGAAAAAGGTGATGTAGAGTTGACCGAAACAGGGAGGTAAATAAAATGAATGAAGAAATGACAGAGTTTGTGGATAACCTTGTAATGCTTTGGAACAAAGGTGAATTAACAGAGGTTGCTTATAGAATAACTTCAATGTATCAAGGTGGAGATTACCGTTTTATCAGTGAAGCTATGGAAGAATTTAAGAAACGAATAACCGTATAGTCCGAAACAATAGCACGCTAAAAACCCACAATCCACCCACAGACGTATTGTTTTTTAGATGTTAAGATGTTAATATAGAAAGTTTATCGGAAAATGAACTTTCACCGAATTCCTGCAAGATTTCGGACATCAACCTTTG